TAAGTCTTATTTCGTCAGAGCTTCTGATGATTCAATTGAAGTATTGGCAGCAACTGCTACATTTAGCACTCCAACCTCGGTAGTTACTTCGGTATACGACACATATACTGTGACCGGACTCGAAAGCGTTTCTATTTTCGATTACGCTCCACATGTTAAGACATTCTCAACAGCAAATGGTATGTACATATTAGTGACAGAAGTTACTAACACTGGAGCATATTCTAGAAATGTTTACTACGGAGCAACTCCGGCTCATTTTGATAAAATTGCATCCTATATTATCCCAGATCCTTATATCTACACCGTTGACCTAGATTATGTCACAACCGGAACAGTAGATTATATCTGGTTCACCCATACTCATATTGTATCTGGTAGTAGATGGATAAGCGACATAAGTACTGATTACACATACACCCTATTTTACTTAGAAAATAACTGCTCTGTCGTAAAACAGAACGTGTATAATCTAAACAAGAATCAAATAGCAGAAGGCTCAAATCCAGGCGCTAACGACGGTGGAAAGTATGGTAGAAGCGGTAGCTTAGCTAAGGTTGTAGTTGTCGCTGATGCGACTTATGGCTCATATGCTCTAATATTCGGTACATTTGGATGTCAGTGGACTAGTTACGATTATACAGTAACAGGTAGCATTGTGCATGGTCTTGGTATTGGAAATGGTTCTAAAGAGAACTATCAGACTCATACTTCACATGCCAGCTTCTTATTGAAATACGTAAACTTTACTAATTACATAACTGAATATGTTGAAGCCGTTTTCAATAACGATAACAGTGCAAATGCCTTACTATGTGATGGTGATATTGTTGATTTTTCTTGGAACCATGCAACCTCAATAGGTTCAGTTATATTTTCTAAGGCTACTTCGACCTACAAAATAGGTATTGGTCCAATATCTGGGGGTTTGATTGGTCAGACATCATCAGTTGTAGTTTCACCTGCCAGTGTCAATTTTGCTCAGCAAATAGGCTGTATATCTACAAACAAGGTGATCGATAAACTCCTAATAGCTAGAGACGGCACAACTGGATACCTATGTGAAGTATCTAATTCAGTAGCCTACGTGGCAAAACCAAACTTCTGCACATCTACATCTGGTATGGTTATATCCTCAGGTGGATTCATGTACTACAACCAATTTACAGGTGTCATTAGATACTATGACAATGGAATTGGCGGTGTCAGTGAAAGTGAATTTGAGATCATAGTTCAGAAGAAATCGTTGAATGGAAATTACAACATCAATGGTGTTGTGGTTGATTACCTGGGAGCTAATTTCAGAGAATACGGAAGTTTCTACACCAGCTTCGTTTTGAGTTCAGTTGCTGGTGGCGATTTTAAATTAACCAATAGTGAAACTGCAACTGATAGATTGATATACGTTGAAGAATATAATGATGACATCACTACAATAATAGAATCTTCTAATCTTTCATTTGCCACAACGCCAATATCTAAGATACTGGGTAATAGTTTTGATGCGTCTTCCTCTATTGTAGTTAGCCTATCAAATACATTTAAGTTAGATGGCCTTGTAAAAGAAGTAAAACCTAATGTTAGAATGACCGCTAGTTCTTTGATTAGTGGGCGTTTAAATTTCCACGTTGAACCAATTTCTTATCTAGTCAAGAATAGACTAGCTGCCATAACAACACTAGAAATGGGTGGATACACTATACAAAACATATCTGCTGGATTATACCTAATCACTCCAGAAAACAATCCATATTCAGGATATAGAGTACCTTACGCATCATCGTATACTAATCTAGTTGGAAGTGCCTCTTCGAATCAGCTACAGTTCTCAAACATATCCAATGGCGTAACTGAGGCTAATGATATGGATGCTTCGCTAGTTCCTTTCTACGTCACGATTACGGATAACTTCAGCTATGTACACGACACTCAGGATATAGCACATAGCTCAATAATGTTTAAGATACCACATCAACTAATAGATCCAACTAACGCAGCCTTCGATCCTTCATGTGCTATAGTAAACGAATTTAGTAATGTAGTTTCTATTAAACTACCATATACCTTCGGGTTTAGGGCTCAAAATTGTGGTGTTAGATATTCTAAGGGCAAATCTAATTTGATACTAGGACTTACTGAAGTTGCTGAGATTGGAGGCGGTTGCTAATGTTGACTACCATTGAAGATCTCGCAGACAAACTAGAAACACTAAACGAAAACACCCGAGAGTTATTATATAAGTTGTATCTATGGGATACCGTTGAGGATGTTGAAACTATACCTGTTACACTAAGAGTCCCAAATGCTCCATTTTTTCAAACTTTTAGAATACCAACTAAAAAGCACGCAGTTGATTACATATCTCAGCAAAACTCAAGTCTTAAGACCTCAAAGGTTACTAAAAATTGGGGTAAGTACAGTAGTAATTCAGATTTAAAAACTACAATCGATATGATTAAAGGTGTTTCTGCTGATGTTAATTTTGTGTATTATGACGGACCTGATGTCTCTGGTGCTACGAAATTTCAATTGTTAGATGCAACAGAGTCTGACGTTTTCGAGTTTATTGTTACAATCTCCACTAGTTTTAACCCTAGTGATAATGAACTAGTTAAGTTCTTGGATGCATCTGGAACTGAAATATGTGGACTTAAAAACACTCCTATTTCTAGTGTATATGATACTCCAACACCTATTCAAAATAGACTACCAATAACATACAAGTTGAGCTTCAGGTATGTACCTGATATTAATCTTGTGAATAATTGGAAACTATTCGATTTTTATGCGATGCCGTCTTTTAAATACGACGGAGTTAGTTCTTTTAAATATAACAGCCCTTTTGTAGATCCAACTACTTAATAAATAATTGAATGTCTATCAAGGATTTTGTACTTGCGTTAAATGAGTCGATTGAACTTAATGAACGTGTAGTGCTTTCATTAAAAGATATTCTATTATCTGGTTCACCTTTAACAACCATAGAGAACACTCCATCTGAGTCATCAGAATACTACAATCAAAAAGGAGTATCTTATCTATATGGTAGAGAACCAAAAGCATCTGACATGTTTGATGGCGAAGCTGGAAGTGAAGCTAACGATGTTCCATATCCAGTAATTTCTGATTTCGCTCTAGGTGAGACTCCTAATATACTAGAAGATCATTTAGCTGAAAAAATATCAACACTCAGCTCAATTAACACAACAACTAGATTAGTTTTAGGTACTTTGTCTCAAGTCATAAGTGAATTTGATGATGTAATTGAACGAAATAAGTTAAAAGTTAAATCTAGAGTGTGGAAAACATTTAAGGTAGGCGAATACTGGCCCGTTGCCGATGGATTTAGTTCAAATGCTGATTTAAATTCAACAGTTAAGTTTGAAACAAATCTTCAATATAACACTACTTCAAAGTATGCTTTCATAAAACTATCACCTGATAGAGACGTTAAACATCACTTTTTAACAATAGATGTTGATGTATTATCTGATTATGCAATACCAGTAATTTTCATAGTATTAGATTCTTTCTATTCTATTGACGGTGACCAATTTGAATTCAGAGTTGAATATAAGACTTCGAACACATACACTGACCAGTCTAAATGGCCAGAAATACTATTCTTCGACTCTTCGTATAATTCTAATGCAACCCCTCAACCTTCAATATCTAAGACCTATTCAGATAACGAAGATCAAATAAACAACACTGTTAGAATTAATGGAGTTGACTATTACTACGTGCAGGCTAATTCTCTGCCTACTGAGACTAGAACAAAATATTCATTACTAGACACCGATAGGGTTTTCGTTTCAGCTGAAGAGTTAAATGACAAAATTGTTAATCACCAAGGCTTTTTTGACGGGCTAGATCTATCAAATATGAAACAGTCTAAGTATCTAGGGTATGGGATTTTATCAAATAACGTCTTAAAAACATATTCAAATAGAGAGCTTAATATAACAGCTGAATTAGCAAACGGTGTAGATAGCGAAGTTGCCCAGCAGGTGTTTGCTAGAACACAGACAATGTATTACATTAGGTCCACGTTAGCTTTTTCTGGTTTAATAGGATCTTCAGTGTTCTATGGAAGACCTTGTTCATTCTTCACGCCTATTACAACAGGGGTATACGATAAAGTTGAGAATTATGCCGATTCTATAGAGGGTGTAGATGGGAATGTCACTCAGCAATATAAGGTCGATAAATTCGAAGGATACTTAACAAAACCAGACAATAATGGATTTGTTGTTGAATATGAGATAGACCAATCGACATTGAATGGTAATATAGTTTCACTTAGAATTGGTCAGTTTGAATCAATATTGGGTTTAACTATTCAATACTATGATAGTTACTTAAGAATATCATATTGTAAGTTACCTAGCGACACTGTATTAACTATAGCAGTAGGGTCGTATACATCGATTAAATGTTTAGTTGGATTTATTTCAATAAATGGAATACTGTATGCTAACTATGTTGTTAAGTCTGGATCCACAATAATACATAATTCAGGTTTAGTTAATGTGTCAAATGGATCTTACCAGAATACACTTCTAGCATATAGACTATTAGGTTCTGGTAGAATTGACCCTACTATTCTACAGTGTTTAACTGAAGAAGAGGTATATGGTCACTGGAATCCAGTTATTAGTGTTTTTGTTGACGGTACTTCCGCTACAGACAATACATATACCACCCTATCAAATGTTCTATTCAGATATGGATTAGCTAAGGAAGAATTCAGTTCTAGAGTTGTTGAGTTTGTGACAACAACACCATTCACAACGACGCCATCTGAATATTGGGCGTATGCTAATGCTAGAGGTATTTTTGACCCTATTGTACTAAAGCCTGAACAAATAAGTGGATATATTTGCTCAGTTGATGCTCGTTCAGTTAATACCTATTCTAGTAATAATAATCAAACTAAGTTATTAAATTCATATAGAGTTGGATTTACGTACACCACATATAAGGGTTCCGTTTTTAGCGACAAGTACGTTGAATATTCACCATATGTTGAAAATCAAGATGTTACTATCAGCAAAGAAATAGATCCAGGTATAGCTATAAAAAATACTGGGTATCCTGCAGATACCACTACATTAACAGCACCTTCAACATTTGAAGAACCAGTTAATAAAGTTGTTTCTTTGGGTGGGGAAAGCTCAATAGAATATGTACCATCTGTTCACAACATATCTAAAACACCTCAATTTGATAACGTAGACGGTCATTTTGGTTGGAAGATTAGCACGTATTACCAGAGTATAGGATAATAAATAGGAAAGATGGATAAACTTAAGACACCAAGAGGTCCGTACCAAGAAGCAGTCTTGAATAGATTAATTCAAGGTTGTTCTAAAATGGTATTCGGTCCATTACCTGTATATCTCAGTAGTGCAGATACATTGAATAATCAATCACTTGAATATAATATTTCATCCTTTCTATGGGCTGGTGCTACAGCTGGATTTTCTAAAAGTAAATTCATGGGTTTTGAGATTCAAGTTCCTAATTCGCAAGTAAATGAAAATCAAGAATTTACCGTAGAATTCATAGTTGATGAATTCCTCAATAATTATGCTTTATTCCGTGAATGGGTTGATGTTTATAGAAGCACCGAGAATAGATTAGACAGTAATAATCCATCTCCAGGTGCTGATTTAATATGGGACGCTCAAAGAGCTTGGTGTGATTTTGTTGATGTTTGGGTTGTTAATAATATGAATTGGCCAACCGCTATTATTAGATATGAGGAAGTATTTTGTACTGGTATTGGACCTATTACTATGAATTTCAATAGCGGTGAAGAACTTAAATCAACTGCAACCTTCATTTATAATAGGGCTAGAATAATACGCAATCCCTCTGATATTGAAGATGTAGTGCAAAAAACAATGCTAACTTAAACAAAATTGTAAGTTGTGTAAAAAGATCGCTAAATAAAGAACAAGGAGTAATCGAATATGAATTTCACGGATAGATTAAAGGGGGAACAGGATATTATCGCACTATGCGAGTCATTCTCCGTAGACCATAATGCTTCCCTTCGCAAGACAAACGAATCAATTGAGGTCGAAGGTAAGGGTAAGGATGCTGGAGACGATGTGTTCAATCCAGATGATCTATTCAATACCGTCGATCTACCTGAAGACGAGCCTATCGAAAATGGGCCTTCTTTCTCGGCAGATGACATTACCCTAAGCCATGAGCAAAAGGAAGAAATCAAGAAGGCTTTGACTTCAGTACTAGACGAAATCCAGGACAAGGATTCTATTTCTGAACCAGCTCTTGAAATGATTGTAAACGAAGTTGCAAATCAGACTTCATATCTAAGTGAAGCTGATGAGGCTAATCTCGAAGGTCCTGTTGAAAAGCAGAAGTTTCGAGTTGGTTTAGTCGAAGCAATTAAGAAGTTCATTAGTGAACTATTGGGTGTAACTGTCGAGAATGACGGTGAAGTCCCTACTGATGTGGATAGTGTTGGTGGCGAAGCTGGAGTAGGTGCCGGAGAAGGCGCTGAGAACGCTGGAGAGTCGGGAGAAGCTGGCGAAGCCGGTGAGGGTAAGGGCGAAGAGGCTGGTGAAGGCCAGGAGCCTGTAGACGAAGAGAAGAAGGAAGGCGAAGTCGCTTCCTTGCAGGAAGGTGCAGACGGTAGCGAGGCCACCGGAGACGGTAGCACAGCAACTGCAACCGAACCTGAGTCCGCTGTACAGGAAGGTGTATGCACCGAATGTGGCGAAGAGAGTGTTGTTGAAGTTGATCCTCTAGATGCAATTCGCGTTGTTGATGACAACGATCCAGGCGTAGCCGCAATTGGCGAACCTGCAGTTGGCGATGCCGCACCTGTTATTGCAGGCGAAGAAGGTGGAATCGAAGGTATTCCAGGAGCTGAAGGTGCAGAAGGCGGTGAAGGTGTTTCTGATGACACTCCTCTAACTGTCGGTGTATTGAAGCAGCTAGTCGGTCAGCTATTAACCGAAAGCGTTGAAGGTGAGAAGTCCTTTGCTGAGCTATGGAAGAATCTTGCAGGTAATGCAGTGTCTCTAGCAAAGCCAGGGAATACCAAGGGCCAGGAAAAGACTGCAGACCCTAAGGGAAATCCACCAGACGGTACAAAGTACGAAACTCCTAAGGCTGAAGCCGGTAATGCAGTAACTCTAGCAAAGCCAGGAAATGCTAAGGGTCAGGAAAAGACTGCATCTCCTACCGCTAAGGCTCCAGAAGGAACTAAGTACGAAACCCCTAAGTTGGAAAGCGGTAACGATAATTCTTTACCTAAGCCAGCAAATACTAAGGGTCAGGAAAAGACTGCAGATCCTAAGGGAAATCCACCTAAGGGAACTACATACACTACAGCAACTCCTCCAAAGGAAACCGCTGGCGGTCACGTCAAGCAGGTTACTACCCCTAAGGAAGAAGCAGCTAAGATCGCAGCAGCTGTATTGCATGAAGGCAAGTCTAAGAGCGCAATCTCCTTCTTGAAGGAAGCTGCAGAAGCCGTCAAGAATGCAAAGAAATCCATGAATTCATAATATCGATTGTTGAGAAACTCCTTAAAGACCCCGCTTAATAGCGGGGTTTTTTATTTTATAAATATCACCATGACTAATTCACTATACCCTACTTTCCATGAAAAGAATTTAAGCGAATTTAATCGTCTTCTCCAGGAAGCTGATGAGTTTGATGAGACTCAGGCCAACGATGATACTATTAAGGAAGATCCTAATAAGAAAAAGGATCCAGCTCAAATGCAAGAGGATGATGTATTCTCTAAAGTTAAACAGGAGAATGAGCAGGATACTGACACAAATGCGTATGCTTTCCTAGCTAGGCAGGAAGATGGTTCATTAGGTGCAATTAACAATTTAACAAATCAGAAGGACCCTGCTATTAAGGGTTTATGTATGGTGATTAGCGGAGACATTTTACAGAATTCAGATAACGCTGTTGGATATATCACTGCACTATTCAATAATGTAGGTGTAAATGATATACAGGCTGAAGATTTCGAAAAGATTAAGGGTTCAATCTGGAAGAAACTCGAAGAACTAACTCCATTAGAACCTACCATTGCATATAGCACTTTCCAGAAATTCATCATTAACTTGGTTAATGGTGTAAGGGAAAATAGAGATCTAAATGGAGCTGCTTAATCAACGAGGTAATATTGTAGATAATGCAGCGAGTATAATAGATGCTTACTTAAACTACCCTGAAATAGACGATCAACTACTATCAATAACAAATTTTCCATGTACACCAAATCAAACTCAAAAGAAAATATTCGAAGCAATATCTCAAATACAATCATCGGATAATTCCGATTTAATTGATATTTTAAACTATAAACCGAAAATATATGGAGCGTTATCTAGGAAGATAGCTAAACTATCTCCAGAGTTTATGCCGTTTGCTGAGTGTATTGTTGCTTTTATAGATCAGTGGTGTGTTAATGGTGGAGCTAAAGATGGTCGATCATACGGGTATGAAATATGTTCAACCACTCGATCATGGTATGTACAACAAAATATAATAACAGGTACAGACTATAAAGAAAACGGATTAAGCTGGAGTCTATACGGAAACGCGCTGTCCGTCAATGTGTATTTTCTAGAAGAAGACCATAAACTTTGAAGATAACTCGGCAAAGAAATTCATTGAAGATGCTCAAAAATGGTTTACTTTACATGCCACAAGAACGGGTGTGAATGTTAAAATTTATGGTGCTTACCCAGATACTAACACTGCAATACGTAAAGGAAAATTTGCACTAGAAGATGAATACTTGACATCAAGCGATACTGTGTTTTGGGCTGGGTTGTTCTCTACATATTCAAATTTCACATCGTGGGAGTATCATCCAGGGTTAATGCCCAATGAAGTTTGGAAAATAAGGCAATCATATCTAAACACTTGCTTTGTGTCTGATGGTAATCAAAATATTTTAGATAGAATAGAGGCTTGTGAAAACATTACCTATTCCGAAGCTAAAGCTAGACAATTTAGTGATCCATTATCATCAGTCGTCAGCTATCTAGGTGGAAATTTAAACGTAGAGTTAATAAAATACTTAAGTACATCACTAGAGATAATGGAAGAAGATTTCCTTTCTCTCTATAACTTAAAGGTTAATATAAACACATCAAGTCAGTATACTGTCGATTCTCTATTTAAATGGGCCAAAGCTAATCCATATTCCTTATTGCAGACATTAACACTATACAGATTAAAGGCGGATGTTGAATCCTCTGTATTGTTTTATCTAATATCAAATGAAATAGATAATGAAATACTATATAATGACAATGGAGATCCTTATCTAGTCCAATCCTCAGCTTTCAAAATAACTAGTGACGACCAAGGTGAATTCTATCTAAACTGCACCGATATGTTTAATGATAGTCTCACGTTCCCATTCACTAAAATATATGTGTTACCTTGCGACGATATGCCAGACTCTTCAGATTTCGACTTGATTGACCTAAACGGCATGACTGAAGACGAAGCGGGTAATCCTTTGGATAATGCGCAGTTAACCACCGCCGAAATATCAAAAACAGCTTCAGCTTTATCCACTCCAACAGGTGGAATTAATGAATTCGGACCATTGACTGCAATTGTGGTAGATCCTAGAAAACTATTATACAATGCAGATACTTTAGCTGATTCAATATATCGAACCAAAAACTATAATGAAATGATTACACCTCCAGATCAACCTAACACTTCTAGCTCAAAAGCCATATTAGATGTCACGGTTATCGGTAAAAGATTGGTGGCTGATCTAACTTCTAAAGTAAATGAAATGATTCAGCCAGATAAAGTCTAAATATTTAAATGAAGATATGGTTCAATGGTCTAATTTTTGAAAATGAAGACCCTAATTCTGAGATTTACGATGACGCAACAGACGCTCCATCTGAAGATGGTGCTAATGTAGATCAGATAGTAACTAAGAAGGTTGACCCTGAAATTGCAGTTAAGCGTGTTAATTTAAGTGACAGGTTGTATGCAAACATCATAGACTTCATCAGATATAATATTGGTGAAGTTGATCAGTTGAACACTATAAGAGAAAACCAGAAACGAATTCACGATCTATTTGAAGAATTAGCGCATGAAGTATCAAGTGAATATAATGCACACAAAGGTAGAGAAAAAGAAAAGGTTAATGTTAGAGAAGATTCAACCTTGAGAAAAATAAACTCAATGTATAGATTCTTTGCCTACTACGTAATAAAATATGATAGACAAGTTGTTGACTGGATGGAAGGTCTAATTAGAGTTGGCTTGTTTAATGACAAGTCTCAAATAAAGACAATCGACAAGTCATATAGTAATATCGATTTGAGTTTAATATTCAAATTAGAACCTTACGAATTGGTTCCTCAGAGTTTTTACATCCTACATAAGGATACTATATTCAATAAGACTTTAGATGATTTCTTCAAGGATTCGGGTGATCTAGTTGAGCGATTGGCTAGAGGTCCAGGTCTATTCAATGATCTATCATCTATGATGGTCGCTTTTAGATCCGGCATTACAGCTGAATACTACGTGAAAGACGAACAGGGCAATAAAGTAAAGAAGAGAATAGCCGTACCTGTAGGGAATACAACTGAAACCCAGCAAATCATAGAGGCTATGTTAGCTATTGAAGCTGCAGTTAATAGCGTAATTAATGTTGATGTCATTCGAGAAAAGTATGTAAATGACTACAAGTTGAGTTTGCAAAAGTTGAATTTAACTCAAGAGCAAATTGCGGGTCAATTAAAGATACTAAGAGATGAAATCAAGGGTGGTAAAATAAACACTGTAGAAGATTTCAATAAAATACAGAATCAATATAAGAAAATAGCTTCAAGCGATAAAGAAAAAGAAGAATTAGGTAATAGAACTTCTAGAATGGCCACTGCCTATAAGTATAAAGTAGAGTCAGTTCTAAATAATCAAAGAGGATTTTAACATGTCAGAAGCGATGAATAGTGTTGTGCCTGTAGCTGGAGACGATTCGGATCTAGTTGTTGGTGGTAGTACAGATACTCCAAAATTGATGCGTGAATTGATTAATGTCAATAGAGAATATATGTATGATATTTCAAATGGATATATTCTAGCTGTAGATGCTATGATAAACTATCTCAATAGTATAGAAATCGATAAGACTGTCTATAATAAAGTGATGCTTGTTTTAACATCGCTAGTATTGAATGACGAAGATATTGAACATTTGAAAGATGCTAAGTTGACAGATGAAACTGGAGTTGCAATTCCAACACTATCAGAAATCCAATTCATCAATGACATTCCTCTTGAATTTGACATCATCCAGGCTGTCTACCTCTACATCCTGCGCATTGCCAGAGAAGCTGGATTCTACTCCCAGAATGGAGTCTTCGGTAATCTTGACGTTTCAGGTGTGATGTTTAATAATGCCAGAAACTTGAGCGAAGTGTATAAGTCCTATGTCGTCGGAATCAACGGTGAGATTGAAGACACGCCATCGAAGAAACTAGCTCAGCAAATTAGTGATTTGTGTCGAGCAAATAACATTGTCAGACAGAGACTATTAAAGCTCGCCAACGGTGGGAAGCAGCCATCTAAGAAGCAAGAATTATTGATTCGTAGGACCTACAAGTTTGACGTAGCAAAAGGCACTCTTGAGAAAAGAAATAAACCCATCAGTCCAGTAGTATTCGCTTTACTAGCAAATAAGAGCGATGCGGTATATTCCGATCTTAAAAAAGCGCTAAAATAATAGAGTAAAGGAATAATACCTAATGGCAATAAGAAGGCCGACCTATAGCGGAACTGGATCAAATAGGGTGACTGAACTCACTCATAATCCATTTTTCTCTAATTTCACCGATTTCAGGCAGATCCAAAACGAGCGTAAGGTTAGGGCTCGTAAGGATCAGATAGGTCAGTCTGAAGATTCCATTAATGATATTTTAGGAACGGCTTCGGTTGTTCTCTATAATTTCGGAAATAAAGATCCTCTTGATCGTAGAAAAGATCTAGCTGATAAGCTAACCAATCAATGGGCTGATCAGCTAAAAATCAGATATTCTAATTACATCAGACTGGCAAAACGTCCAGAAGTTAGATATGTGTTGGAAACAGTATGTAATGAATCAATTGTAACTAATGAATCAGAACAAATTGTAAGTCTTAAAATAAACGATAACTTCCCTAGTATTTCTATTGGACAAGCTGCAAAAATTCAATTGCAGCAAGACTTCAACAATATGCTCCAGATGGTTATGAACTTTGACGTTTATGCCTGGAAGTGGTTTAAGAAGTTCTTAATCGAAGGTGCAATTTTCTTTGAGGTTGGATACTCAGAGGAAATGAATAAGATTACTGGTGTTAGAGTTCTCCCTTCATACAACATGATTGTTGTCGTGGAAGATGGAATTGTAGTTGGCTATAGGCAGATCATCGATAAAACCGCGTATGACACCAATCGCCAAAGCATGACATATTACACTATGGGGGGAGATCTATCTAAGGATTGGATCGACTATCACCCGAACCAGATACTATGGTGGGATTATGATGAGCGAGGATTCGGCGGCATTAATGATAGACTATCATTCATTGAAAATGCTCGTAAAGTAGCCAATCAGTTAAAGAATATTGAAGACGCTATTGTCAGATATAGAATTCTAAGAGGCCATGAAAAGAGAGCCTTCTATATCCCAACCGGAAACATGCCTCCTATCAAGGCTGAAGAACATCTAAGAAGACAGTCAGAGAATCTAAACCGTAGACTATACTACAACAGTGAAGACGGTAATATTGTCGGGTTAGAGAAGATAACCGCAATGATGGAAGACTATTACTTTGCGCTTCCTGAAGGTCAACAGTCGGCTAAGATCGAAACGATTCCAGCTGGAGCTAACCTAGGTGAAATCACCGACTTAAACTACTTCAAGTCTCTATTGTATCAGGCTCTATTGTTCCCCGCTTCTCGTAGCGTAACTATGCCGGGACAACAGCAAGGTCAAGCTGTTGTAGGTAAGCCAGGGGAAATAACCAGAGACGAGATTGTTCTAACTAGATTCATTGAGAGAATACAAAAGTCATTCTCTCAGCAAGTAGTAATTCCATTGTTTATCATGTATTTGGAAACGATGGATAAGTATGATTCAGACCTTAAAGATGAAAAGTTTTTCACCTGTAAGTTCACACAATCTAATCTATTCAAACTATATAAAGAGGCTGAAGTAACAAATACAAGATTTGATATTTTGGATAAGGCTGCAAAATATATTGACGATGGCACCGAAGGACCTAATTCCATATTTGCTAAAGAATTCGTATTGAAGAAGTACTTTAATCTAAGTGATGAAGAGTTTGCTGAAAATGCTAATATGATTCAATTAGAAAGATTAGCTGCGGCTAGAAAGATAACTCAGCAAAAAGCAGTTAATAAGGAAAATAAAGAACTAGGGAACCCAGGTGACATCACTGGAGGGGGCGGTGGAGGCCAATTCGGTGGATTCGATGGTGCAGCTAATGGAATGGGTGGCTCTCCAGATGAAGCTCTTCCAGGCGACTTAGAAGGCACTCCGGAATTACCTAGCGACGAAACATTGAATAGTGGATCCGAAGGTGAAGCTCCAGCTAGCGCCGATCAGATTGGATAATTTAATTGTTCTTTTTCAACAGGAAACTAAATAATTGACATGGATGTTTCAGATAATTCAATATTAAAGAATAAAATTGTAGAGGCTCTACTTAATAGAGATTCAATTACATTCCATAAGTGTCTGCAGGAATCTATTATGCATACTGAACAAAAGCTAGTTGAAACCTATTCCAATCAGATAAAGGAATCTCTCAATGGGTAAATTAATACTAGAAGGTTATAATCTAAATGGAAAGAAGTCCATTGCAGATTATCAATCCGAAAATAAACTAAAGCCTGTATTTGAAAATATAATGGGTGGGAATGAGAAGAGACTTAAGCTAGAAGGAACTGCCATTCTATGTGAAGTTGAAGGTATTAATGGAAGAATATATTCAACGAATCATATGGATACTCAGGCGAAGAAGTTCACTAAGAACTATATCGAAACTTTCAACTCATTAGGTGAATTGAATCATCCTGCAGTTACTTCTGAAGGGGAACATATTCTTCTTCCTGTCACTGAAATTAATCTAGAGAAAGCATGTCACCTTATCGAGAAGCTGTATATGCTTGGCGATGAGATGAAGATCAAATCCAGAGTTATCACTGATTTGCCTTGTGGTGCTATTATTGCATCCCTCGTTAAGAATGGTATCCCTGTTGGTAATTCTTTAAGAGGTCTTGGTTCTGTTTATAAGATTAATGGTAGATTATTTGTCGCAGACGACTATGAATTGATCACTATTGATATTGTTGGTCGCCCTTCATATGGTCGCCCAGCAATGCTACACGCTATCACCGAGTCAATAAACTCACATGAAATACCTCTACTAACTGAAGCAGTTGAGAGAGCTGTCATGGAGTTTAAGCGTGAAGTTGATTATAATACAAGAATAAACAACATCACTCATCAGACTGAGTATTACTCCATCTCAAAACTTCTAGAGGCGATAAAGGGATAATATGACTACGGAAAATAAAAAAGAAAATTTAGAAGCACAGTATAGAGATAAGTTTGAAGACTTAAAAGAAACCGTAAACACTCAATTACAATCATTTCTTTCAGAAGCTATATTAGAACGAACATATGAATCCCCTGAACTAAAGGCTCAGGTTGGAGTGTATAAGCCTATTGTGGAGGCTATGGTCAGAGCACTTAAAGACAGCGGAGTACTTAATGCTGTAAGTGAACAAACTGAAATAGATCCTGAAATTGTTGGTGTGATAACAGAGCAGACAGAAGTAATCAATAATCAATCTAGGAAAATCAAGGAGTTAAAGATGAGAGTGAAGCTACATGAAATGATTTCGGAGAATCTAGCCGGACTCAATAAGGATATTATTAGAGAAGCCGTTACGAAGTTTCAGGGTGAAGACAATGTAAGCGATGAAGATCTATTGAAGGAATTAACTAAATTCATTAATGGTCGAAAGCCAAATCAGAAAACAGTTCAATTCGAATCTATTGACGCTGACATTGATGAGGTTTCTGTAATTCTAGAAGGTAAAGCCGCAACAAAGGCTTCAAGTACTTTTAGACCTAAGAAGAATATCAGTATTCCTGGAATTAAGCCTCGTGTTGTAACTGAAGCAGTCGGATTGACTATTCCAGACGAAGACGATAATCTAGAATCAGATCCAGCCAAAGAATTCCTTAGAGACTTTGGACATATGGGTTCTTAATAGTAATAGACATTGATTAACGAAAGGCCACCTCAATAGGTGGCCTTTTCTATTCTTGTACATTTTTTAATGATTTTTTAAGAAAAACGATTGACCTCTTTAAATATAAGCAAGGAATAAGAAAATTCCTTCAACAAATAGGAGAGATATAAACAATGTCAACTACTCTATACTCTAAGCATGGATCCCTAATGAAGAAGTGGGCTCCGGTTATTGAGTCCACCCAGGTCGGACGCAAGATCGAAAGCACTGCTCAGGCTGCAGTCATGTCTGTCTGTCTAGAAAACCAGTACAAGCTAAACAAGGGTTACTTACCTGAATCTCAGAACGTAAGCTCTGATATGGCAACCTTCCAGCAGTACGCAATGCCTATCGTTCGAAGAATGCTCCCTGAGCTTCTTGCTATGAACGTCACCCAGGTTCAGCCTATGACTGGTCCTACTGGATTGGCATATGCAATGCGTTTCGCATACGATGACGGCAATCCTCTCTATGACGCAAACGGTAACTTCATCGGTAACGAAATGGGTTACAACACCATTAACCCAGCATTCACTGGTCGTGGAACTTCTGCAGCTCCTTCTGCATTCACCACCCCACAGGGCGAATTGCTTTCCAACTATTCTGAAGTCGCTGGCCAGTCCACCCTTCAGAACCTCGGAACTGCAAATGCACCTGACGGAACTCAGATTGCTCGCGGTAAGTTGGTTGTTGAGTCCAAGGCTGTTAAGGCAGGAACCAGAGCAATCAAGACTGCTTACACCATCGAACTACAGCAGGACTTGGCTGCAGTACACGGTCAGGACATCGAAACCTTGATGATGGAAGGTTTGCAGTACGAACTTCAGCAAGAGCTAGACAGAGAATTGCTAATCAGAATACGTTCTGCAGCAATCAACACTGCTCTAGGTGGCGCAGCTCCTTTCACCATCGACGTGACCCCAAGTGCAACCGGAAACGGAAGCAACATCCTTGCAGGTGACGGTCGCTGGTCCCAGGAAAAGTTTGCTAACGTCGTTAACGCTATCATCGCAGCAGCTAACTACCTACGTCGTACCACCAGACTCGGTCCTGGTAACTTTGCAATCGTCTCTCAGGACGTTGCAACTGCACTCCAGTCCCTAAACACTGGTATCTTCACTGCAAACACTGCAGACGTTGACGGTACTGTCATGGGTGTTAAGATCGGTACTCTCCACGGTTCCAAGATCGACATCTACGTCGATACCTTCGCAGCTAACAGCTACGCGGTCGTTGGTTACAAGGGAATGAAGCCTGGACACGCTGGTATCGTTTACTTGCCATATATTCCGCTCATGGTCCAGAAGACTGTCGGATCTGAAGATGCTTCCCCAAGAATCATCCTAAAGACCAGATATGCAATTCTAGACAACTTGTTCGGATCTGGCTTGTTCTACCGTGAAATTCGTTTCACCGGATTGAACAGCTACTTCGGCAACGTGTTCTCGAACATAACCACTCAGTACTAAGGTACTTAGTTGGGCTCCGGCTCTTAATTGAGGTGGAGTTAGAAAAAGAGGGTCAGCAGAAATGCTGGCCTTTTTTTTGTTTACAAAAGTAGAGAGTCTTCGTATCTTAATGATAACAGGGAGGTTCAAAATGCTGAATATCCACGAAGGTCAAAGTGTTGAATCTAGTACGGTCATGAAAACTGGACGAATTAATACAAGTCTAGTTGAAGAAGATCAAATTGAATCTTTCTATATCGGATTCCTTGACCGATTGAATGAAGAATACGATAACATTAAGTATAATAGAATTGAAAGAATCTCAACAATTAGAGAACTCTTCTATCTACTCGGATATAGAATCTCCGATAAGGAAATTGGATTTAGTGGGGGTGTACGAAAAAATCTCCCATCGCTGAGAGATTTTCGTGATAGTATCTTCACCTATATTTCAAGGTTTGATATTGTTACCTTTTTCGAGCGAAATACTCAAGAGACTCTGCAAATGCTTCCATGAAGGCTCTCTGAGATTCATACTTGTAGCTAGTCTGGTAATTATGCGTCACGTCTCCTGGAGTGACACCGTTTCCGAAAATAGCCCCGCTAGTTCTTAGATTAGAAATATCACTTTCACTCTGAACTAGATTGTCTACAATCTTATCCATAATGTCGATAATGCTATTAGGTCCTAGTAGATGGGCCTTATAAGGTTTGATGGTAGCCTGGAAAGGGAAATCATTGTAATAGAACTTTTCAATAGCCTGCTGAAGATGGTTAATTTCTTTCTTGAAATCTTCAATCGGCTTATTATCGTTCTTCTCTACAATCTGCTTAATGATCAAACTAATAAAGACGACCAGTCTATTACCCTGGGCATTCTTAGCTCCAGCCAAAGCCTTCTTTAGGATACCATCTTGACTTGGATCGGATAGAAACTTACTAGAAGTGACTATCTTAGCGATATTCGACTTAGCTTCTGGATCTGTTTCATTATGGTACTGAGCTGTCAATTGCTTCAGTATGTTTTTGATTTTATCTTCAAATACTATTAGTGCGTTAAAGGCGTCCTTGTCTACTGCACCCTTACGACTTAATTCACTAATAGTCTTATCTGCAATTCTATTCAGAGCTGATCCAACTTCCTGGGTTCCTTCTAGGAAAGTTCTACGGGATATGCATTCTAATAGATGACTAGCGTACCCAATCTTCACTTTAGGCATTCTAGATTCTAGAATTGCTTTAGGAATCATGTCGCCAATATGATATGTCTTCATTCAATCACCTCTGAGTTTATTTAGGTCAAAGTACTAAATATCTGCATGTTCATAACCAGAGATCAAGTAAAAGAATTGATATTATTGGAACTAGGTGCGCCGATGGTTGACATTAACTTGAAGTTGCTACCAGATGCTATTAGTCCAATGAACCATATGGATAAAGCTATCAATGAAACTTTGGAATTCTATTTCAGATATAACACCGACGAATCTGTTTATCAGACTTGGATTATGGTTCCAGCCGTTCCAAATCAATCAATATATAAGGTACCTCAGAATATAGAGAGTGTCGTTGAAGTATGGCCTTCCACTGGAGGCGTGTTACAGTCTCCATTCATGATGGTAGACACAAGTTCAATGGAAACACTAATAACATTGAATGCAAATTTCAATGAATGGGATATTGTATCATATACTGCATCTAGATTGTTCATTGCTGATGTACAGAAGGCCGTTGGTGAACAGTTCTACCCTAAACTAATAGTAAATGCAAAAGGTGAAAAAGAATTGCACATTTTCCCACCACCAAGGGACACTGGATTCCCTAGAACTATTGTGGGTCGAGCTTATCGAAGAGCCGAACTAGGTAGCGTATATGGACATCCATTCTTCGTGAAAATTGCAGCTGGTCTATTAATGATGATCTGGGGTCGATCTCTTGGTAAGTTCTCTAGGACGATGCCTGGAGGTGGAACTGTAAATGCAACCGACATTAAGAATGACGGTAAGGAAATGTTCGAAGAATGGTTTACTATGCTGAAGAATGAGTCGGCTCCACCACTAGGTGCAGCCTACTAATTCAAGACATTGAATTCCAGAATATCGACGTAAAAAAAGTTTTCATCGATCTTAGAAAAGATAGTATATTTCCCTGAATTGCTTGCCATTTTTGGGTTTTTATGTTTACCGACGGTTAGATCAATAAGAAACTTTTCGAATTCTTCGGTAGAATTGACTTCAGCTTCGAAAGTATTTTTACGAGGCGAACCTTCTTCAACTATAGAAAATCCATTACCAGTAACAAGAGTTTGAGTACTGTATAGAACCTTGAATTTCTTTACAGCTGCGGGCTTAGAAGACTTTAGTTCATTGGACGCTATCAGCCGATCTCTTACACTATTAGCACTTTTACCTGTATAACCAGAAAGCTCTATCATTTAAAACTCCAAATTAGAATGTGATTCCCATCCAGATGCGATAGAGTAAGCATCCAATAATGTCTTATTTCTTCCTAGAGCTTTCTTTAGATTAGTTAGTGCCTTTTTACGAATACGGTCGTATTCATTTGGCTGTATATTCAGATCGTTGATAATTTCTTCTTTACTCTTAACTTCACTAACATCATTCAAGCCGAAATGGTATTTGAGGTAGTATTGTTCCGCTATGTTTTCAACAGAGTCAACATAATCCTTAATAACTGAACGAAGCTGTTTGATCGTGTATGTATCAGACTCATCCAATATGCAAGTATCTATTAAATTATCCTCAAACGATACGTTAACCTGAGAATTACCCTTAGAATCTTCGCTTGTTTCTCTCGGGTTGATGTCTATTTGGTAATACGCAAACGAAACATCAAGGTTAGATAGTCTAGAAACCTTCTTCTTCATGCGACTTATGACTTCTTCTTCTGCAGGCTCTCTGTCAAATTCAGCCTTAAATTCCTTACGGATCTTCTCGACTTCTTTTAGCTGTTCTCTGACATTAACGGGAATCCTAATGAGTGAATCCTTATCCGCAATAGCCCTATTGATCGAAGCCTTTATCCACTGTGAAGCGTATGTGCTGAACTTAATACCCAGGTTACAATTGAAGAGTTCAATTGCACGCCTCAACCCAATAGCACCTTCAGAAAATAAATCCTTAACCGTCAAATCTACAGTGTTTCTATATGAAGTTAGAATTCTCAATATTATTTTGAGGTTTGACAAATAAATCTTGTTAATGTGGTACTGTAGATCGTGGGTCAGTATTCTATTTACTGGATTATTGTTTCCCGCTTCTTCGTATGCAGTGTGGACGCTACGATAGATGTCGTATGATATGTTAAATCCATCTAGCGTCGAGATCACTTCACCTCTAGACATGGTGTCCATGTTGGCGATCAAGGTGGTTGCATATTTTAGATTATCGTCATATTCGTTAGCCGATGAAAACGAGTCTATCATGAATACTTCATGACCGTTATTGGAACTAACCATGTCTTTAACAAGAGTAATGAACTTGCTATACGACTCTTCAGTCTTTAGGCAGTTCTTGAAAAGTCTATTCTTAGTCGCGTTTATGTTCGAGAATATTAGAAATTCGTACTCTTTAGTCAAGATTGGGTTTTTAGCTACGGTTCCCTCCAATGAACTTTTTAGCTCATTGAATTCTACTTGAAAACTCATCTAAACTCCGTTTCAGGGGGTTATCAAAACACCGTCGGAAATATAGCCTCCATCAACTTCGTGAGGCCACCGAAGCGTAGACTCCCTGACTTATTATTAAGATAATTTAAGTTCTGGGCATCTGTCAACCCCATTATAAAAGCGGTGTCTATATACAAGGACACTATCTCAGAAATTCTCTCTTCAAAACTCAATTCTTCGCTATTAAAGGCTATCGGGTTGTCGAATCTTTCAGAAACGATCTGAAGAAATAGTGTAGTTGAATCTATTATACCTTGTTGCGTTTGTCCGTTATTCATGTTTATACTATCAACATCAACTATATCAACTTCTATATTATTACTGAGGCAATACTCTCTAAATGTATTAACGAAATATTCACAACCCCTAAGATATATATCTATTTGTTTATCAAATAGCTTACCGTATATTTCATTTGATATTTTACTTTTATCTTCATCTGAAACAAATTCACTACATAAATTAACAATGAATTCTGATAGTTCGGCCTTTTCTTTTGAGAAATCAGCCCCTACTTGAGTCACTGCCATGGCTATTTTATTTGATGAGTCTACATACTGCTCATCGCTGATGGGTTCTTCATTAATGTCCATAATAGAATTGTAACAATGAAAAGTGTGCGTTCAATAAATATCGATGTGCGCGATCTATTTGATGTAGTCATTATTAAGCATACTGGTCTAAGTGGAAGAGCCACTGAAGTGAACAGTATATCCTACAAGACTGTTGATTCAGCTACTTATTTGGATAGTATAGATTCACTTAACTATCCAATTAGATCCCCATATGGTACTAAACCTAAGAATGTATCATATGAAAGTTGGGTTAAATTCAAATTAAGGATATATAGAAAATACAAGAAATGCTTAAACGGTACGTCATTACAATTACCTTGTTTCGAAGAAGATTGTACTGATTCACAGGTATATACTAAGGTTACTGATCTGAAACTATGGATAAAATTTCAATGTTTCAGTGGATATGATGTAAAATACGGATTTTCTACAAATTATGTACCTCCTGTTAGAAGTGATAGTATCGTGGCAATCCACAACATAAAAGAAATACAAACACCTACATTTAACAATGAGTATTCAATAACAATACCAATAGGTGATGGTGGTGAGATGTTGCTAGGTGAAATTGAAGACTATGAAAGCGACTTCTTTGTAAGTCAATTAACAGCTTTCAAGGGATGCCAATTTCAAAATAGCATTATGAAGGTTGGAGTACACTACAACTTAGCTTAAGTTGTCTTGCGTTCTTGCTGCAGATAGGTCAGTCTTAATCATCGACACATTACCTTGTACCGTAATACTAGGTTCTGTGGATAGTAAAGATTTTCCAGTTGTCTGATTTATTTCCATTCCATTATTCAATAAAGACAAAACACCTTTTGATACTGTAGCCCTATTAATTCCAGACTGGAAAGCGCCAATGGCTTTCTCTTTGACCGAACCGCCTCCGATTCTATCAAGTTCATCATAAACTACCTTATTAGCCGCTACAAGGCCGTTTATAATTCCCATTAGGTATTCGTTAGTTGATGACTGCATGACACTAAAAAGGCCATCTGAGCCTCCAAGAACATCAATTAATGAATCTCGTATAGCAGTTGCTAATGCAGTTCCTTTTCTTCTAACGTGTGTGGGCAAACCTTTAAGCGATTTTGCACCTACAGACTCCTCTAAGTCTCCGTATCCATTATCCTTTAGATGCTTATATATTTTATCTAATACGGTCTGACTGAAACAATCAGATACATTACTTGAACTACCAACATTTAATATCCCAAAATCGAATGGAAATGAAGGTATTACACTAGTATTGAAAGTAACTGTAATTGTTTTGTTCAATAATGTACAAGTTTTAACATTTAAATATGCATTCTGATTAACTATTGACGTTATTAATTGAAGAACTAGATTAATATCTACCTTTACCTCTGACAAATCAATATCTAACGCTAAACCCTTCTGGTATGGATCACCATACGGTAAAACCCATGCGAAACCCTTCGAAGCTAATGCTGCTTGTAGTGAATTGTAGTTGAATTGAAAAAGGTAATAGTCTCCAAATTTCCCATTCAACGCCGGATGAGTCTTAGTTAGCGTAGATGTAGCTGTTGGATTTGCAGTTGGAGTCGAACTTCCACTAAAGAAGCTAGAACCAGAATTAGTGTCTTGTGATTGCGATGCTGCTTCTAATCGCTTCACTGATATTGAATCGAAATCGAAAATAGGATTTAGTTCTTTAAGTTTGTTTAGTCCAATTAATGCTTGATCTTCAGGTCTAACATAAGCCTTGGCTAGTTTTGACCCATATGGTAGATAAACACTAATTGTATCCCAGAATGTATATATTTGTTCAGTTACATAAACACCTACAGGTATACTTAAAGAATTTTGTAGAGGGTAGTATATTAATTTTGTAGCATATTCTTTCTGAATAGTCTGCACAGTCTGATCAGAATCTAATGGTTTTACGAATGACATGCTAGTATTTAACCTTTTACGCTAATTATTCTTCTTCGACTTCTACTTCTTCTTTAGTATAAGTCAAATCTACACCTTCTAATTCTATACCATTGAATGAGAATGTCTTATCTATTATGTGTATTTCCTGTGGATATTCTTCTTCATAGTAGAATTCTTCACGTTCATAGAAATGTCTAGAAAGGTTTGATCGGTATTCAACATCGTGTTTTACCCTATTAGAGTAATACGTTTCTTCAATACAGTGGTGTAGATCGAAAATTCTTGCTGTGTTTTTAGTGGAATGTAATCTCAGACTACGTCCAATAGACTGTAAAATTAGAGTATATGATTTACAAGAAGACCCAAATATGACATTATGAAGGTTCTTCATATTCAATCCGGTTCCGAAAGTTCTATAGGTGGCTACTATAATTATTCCAGATCTACCTTCCAGATCCTTTAATATATTTTCGCGCTCTTCCAGGCTGACTTTTCCATGTGCCATTCTAATTTCGAAATCAGGATGTAGAGTCTTTAGCATTTCTGCCATTTCGTCAACTTCTTTATTTGTGACGAATTTCATTAAGATAAGAGTATTTTCATCTTTTGTTATGATTCCATCTCTTATCATTGAATGAACAGCGTACTGCGAAGACTTAGTCAATCTAGACAGTTCATATTCTGAGTTTAATGGTATTTTTTTCTTCTTACACAGTTCTATCGTATATTTGTCATATGGTATTTGTACTTCAATTATACTAGCCTTAGATAGTTCACCCCTATCTATTAATTCTTTAGATGAAATGATTTGTCTAATGTCTCCGAAGTTACCTATGATTACTTTTTGGTTTAATAAATTTCTAGGTATAGTTCCAGTAAGTCCGTATCTATATTCAGCATTTGAACATGCACTAATGACCTTATTAATTACGGCATAATCATTCTTAGCCGTATGTAATTCATCTACAATGAGACATTCAAAACGCTTAAAGTATTCTTCAAACGCTTTCTTATCTAATAGAGTACCCATTGACTGCCAAGTGCTGATCAATATAGGTTTTCTTATAGCTTCTTTCTTCTCTTTGACAGAAAAATCAGAATGGTACATTCCAACGTATTTGTCTACATCAGTCCATCCATAGTCGTCTCTAAAATTTCGGAATAACTGATTTACTAAGTTGATATTAGGTACTAGAATTAGAAAATTCATGTCAGATTTTATGATCCGCATGAAGAATCTAAGTATCATGTATATAGCTAAGCTCTTACCAGCTCCAGTAGCAGCTCTAAATGAGGATCTTTTATAAGCTAGAGATAACTCTAAAATTTTCTGCTGGTAATCTCTTGGAGTCAATCCAGATACATTACTAATAGCTCTACAGAATGATTGAATTAGTTCAGAATAATCAATGGTTGAAGTGAATGAAGTTATTATTTCTGGATCTAATTCTACATTCCATCCAAATTGTCTAAGACTTTTAACAGCCTCTCTAACTAGACCCAATGGAATTAAACTAGGTAGTATTTTATAGAGCCTTATCTTTCCATCATACTTGGTGAATCGTCTTTTTTTAAACCTAGGGTCAAACATAAACCCTTCAGGTCTTAATGCAAATAGATTATCTAGAGTTACATATGGACTTTGCTTGTATGGATCTTCTTCACTTGGACTCCAAATAACCTTTGCATATGAATTGTTTATTTTCTTAAAAATTACCATTGTAGCGTGTGCTTAATTCTCAATATATTTATTGCGTTACCTATTCTATATGACATAGAATCTATTCTAGCCATGGCTTTTTCAATTACTGAGAGAATAGCTTTTACATTAGCTATTTTCTCTTCCAATTCAATGTGTTCCACATTTATCACAATGAGGTTTCTTATTTCCTTGTCATTTATCAATAATCCATTATGTACATCTGGATTTCTCTTATATTCTTGTGTAATGGTAGATTCTAAAACTTCCAATTTCTTTTGGTTTAATGATAATGCTTTATTATATGTGTTGTATCTACGTAGCCACTTAGCTTCAGTTACATTTAATGAAGCATTGAAATTATATAGTAGATCTAAATCTTCAGGTACTGCAGTATCTTCTTCAAATTCAACCATTAAGTTAGTTACAGTTTCAGTCTGATGCATCTCAAACGTAGCTATGGACGATGTAGAGAATTTAGAGTTCACTGAGTCTGCAATCCCTAAACGAATCTCGTTGTATGAGGCTGGAGCTTTAAGTTCAGTCTCACTTCTTTCTGATTTTACAGGTCTAACTCTAGTTTTTTTCTGATCATCCATATCTATATTTTAGCATTCTTTTTAGATTCATATTAGAGTTGAGTTCTCTTATGCAACTCCTGCACTGGAGAAAGTATAGTCTTTTTGATTTTTGTTTTAGCTTCATTTTAAAAGACTGTTTTTAGTCTCTTATAGTCTTTTTGAGCCTGTAATAGACTATTTTTAGACTGTTATAGTCTCTCGCAGGCGCACCCCCTCCCATTCCCCCTAACCCCATTCCCAACATTTTGAGTTTTGTTGGAAGGTTAGAAGTACTTGTCCCCGCATACGTTAACTTTAAACTCAGTTAACGCACCCGTTCCCCTCCGAAGACTCACTAGATGGGTTTTACCCTTGGGCCTGTCTCTTCCCTTACATCCAGCGCACTAGCATTCCCACCGAAAAAATCAATAGACTTTTTCACTGCAATGGTCTTCGTAATGTCGCATGGCCTGCCTCATCGGCTATGGTTTCCCCTGCTCCATGCAACCCAGGCTTTCACCTAGTGGGTATGTTAGCACATTTCATCTACATACTGTCTGGGAGTGCTACAATTACAGTAAAGGAGTACACATGGTAGACGTAGAAGAGCAGGTTGTTGAACTCGCTAAGGACGGAAAAACAGTAAATCACATCTCCGAAATTACGGGTTTAACTAGAACTCAAATAGCTAATGTTCTAATTGAATATATTGGAACTGCAGATAATACTGAAAAATGTGAAACCACTAAGCATTCTAGTTTTTCCATTATGGAAGAGAATACTAGTGATAAGAATTCAAGAGAAATCACATTTAAGTATGTTGGTCATCAAAAGAGCTTGGAAGAATTGCTCGCTGAATTGAAAATCGATACTGAAGTATGGGAAGTTGCAAATGTAACCTATAACGAGTGGGATGGAATGAGGCCCAATGATCAGGGTCTAATTAAGCTCCATCAAATCAAGGTTTCATTCAGAAGAATCAAACTAGTCACGAACTATGAAATTCCCACTCCAATAAACATTACTTTGAAGTCTTCGAAGAGATTCGATAAGGCTCATAGTCGTGACAATGGAATTAAGACTGCAGTTATTCTACCTGATATGCAGGTAGGGTTTAAGCGCAACTTGATAACTGGTGAATTGACTTCTCTTCATGACAGACGAGCACTAGACGTAGCTCTTCAAATTGCTAGATATGTACGACCAGATCGTATTGTTCTACTTGGAGACAACCTAGACCTTCCTCAAGAATCTAAGTATCCTACTGGACCTGAATTCTATTTCACTACTCAGGCTGCAGCTGTTGAATTGTCTTGGTGGTTGGCTCAGTTGAGAGATATTGATCCTGATATTGAGATTGACTATATTGCAGGAAATCATGATTGTTTTTCTGAAGACACTCAAATATTAACAGAAAAAGGATGGCTTGATTATTTCGAAGTTGATAAAGAAACTAAAATTGCAACATTCAATAAAGAAACTAAAAGTATAGAATTTCAAAATTATATTGAAGCTCAGACATATTCATATAAAGGTGAAATGTATAATATACAGAACAATGCATGTGATTTATTGATAACACCAAACCATAGAGTTTATTGGGCTGATAGAAATTCAAAGAATGAATTTGAAATGAGTGAAATTTCAGATGTTAATTTGGTTAATACTAGAAAGGTTCAGTATTGTTCTGGCATTAATAGTAAATCTGATTTGATTGATATTTCTGATGATATGATTAAGTTAATTGCTTGGATTATAACAGATGGATCAACTTCAATAAAAGATAAAACTATTAAATTATATCAGAGAACTGAAAAAATACATTTAATCAGAGATATTTTAGATCGGCTTGGAATAACATACACCTTCAACACTAGAATAAGAGATATTAAATCAATATGTGGAGTTGAATTAAAAAATCCAAGTAAAGAACAATGTATTATCACAATAAACAAGAAAAATTCAGAAATTATATATAAGTATATAGACGATAAGTATACTATACCTGAATGGGTATATGATTTGTCAGAAAGACAAGTTGATATTTTTATTAATTCAATGGTTGATGGTGACGGTAGTAGAAAAAAAGATAGTAAATCTGGATTGATGTTATACGGAGTTAAAACTATATTAGATCAAGTTCAGCATTTATTGACATTAAATGGATATAGGACAAGCATATATACCTATAGAAACTCACAATATAAATTGAATATTACAAAAAATAATACAATTAGTTTAGATAGGATAGTTAACCATGTTAATAAAGTAGACTATATTGGTATTATATGGGATTTTACAGTACCTAATGATACGCTAGTTGTTCGTAGGAATGGTAAAGTTTCTATTACTGGTAACTGTAGAGCCGAAAAGGTTCTCATGCAGAATGCGATCTCAGCATATGGTCTGCGTTCAACTGATGATCTCAATGGACCTCCATTGCTATCTGTTCAGAAGTTGCTAGGTTTGGATAAGCTAGGTATTACCTATCATCCTGATTACCCGCATGGTAAGGTTGTATTGAATGACAACCTAGTCTGTATTCACGGTGAAATTGCAAGAAGTGAATCAGGTGCTACTGTTTCAGCTGTAGTCAAGGATACTAGAGTCTCTGTAATCCAAGGTCACATTCATCGCTATGAAGTGGCCACAAAGACGCTATGGGGTGCCAACGACAAGGCTTACATGTACACCGCAGCTTCGTTCGGTTGCCTATGTAAGATCGACCCAGGCGCAGTCCCAGGGGTGAAGGCATACCAGAACTGGCAGCAGGGTATGGGTATTGTCTACTATGAGGATTCAGGTCTTCAGCAGTTTAGGCAGGAATTCATTCCTATCATCGACGGTAGAGCAATTCTCCAAAGTGAAATATTTGAAGCATCTGATGAGTCTGACATCATCGAAGCTATCGAATACGAAACTAACTTCAAGGTGAGCTAATATGTATTTCTTGGATGGAGAAGAGTACGGCGAATCTATTTCAAGGGCTAGACCTGAAGATCAAGTAATTCCAGGATGGAGAGATACTTATGTTCCTCCATCGGAATTACTTGATCGATATGGTGGGCGCATGACACTAACAACATTTAAAGTTTTCGATGTTATTAGTGAATTTGTTTTTGATCTACTAACATCTCAGTTACCATATGTCATAAAACAAAGACTAATTCCATATCTAGGTGATAGAGAATTAGCAGTTTCTATGGGGTTTCGTGAATTTGGAACTGAAAAATCCATTCTCATTAGCTACATAGACGATGAAGGTGATCGACGTGAGATTAGACTTGGATAATTTCCCATCAGAAAATGTGGACGGAAAGGCATTCAAGGAATGCTTTTTTCGTTTTAAGGAAGAACTATATTCAGTCAGCAACGATATGCGTAAAAATGAGTTGGCGCTTAGAATTGCGGCTGAATATTATAAGGAAGGTTACACTAAGCGAGTCATAGACTTAGCTGAGTATATGTATTATCGCACAACTGAAAACTATCAATCTGCTACCATACAAGAGAAGAAGGTCGAGCCTAGTAAGCCAACTAAACCTCGCCCACCAAATCCATTTACCAAGTACAGGATATAATGTCACATACAGTAGTTTTTAAGACACTAAGAGGTGCAAACTTCTTTAGATTCGGAAATGAAGAATTCGTTTTTAATTTCTACGACGGTGTTATTGGATTGATGGGCGAGAATGGATTAGGCAAATCAGCTATCCTTGATGCAATATGCATATGCCTCTTTAATGAGACTTATAGAAAATCGACACAAGACGATTGGACTAACAATATTAACGGAAGTGGACTCTATCTTAGTCTCGCATTAGAAACTCATGGCGCTTCCATAGATAAGTATTTGATCACTAGAAAACCAACTTCTAGAAAATCCGCAGAAAAGCTGATGATCTACAAGAATGACGTTCTATTGACTAATCTACCAAGCTACCAGGAATTCATAGAGAATACAATACTTGGATTTGGTTTGAATATCTTCAAGAACGCAGTCGCTGTATCTGGCGGCACTCCTTTCATTTCCATGAGCCCTGAAGAGAAGCGTAAGTTCTCTGATAATTTGTTTTCAATAAAGCAAGTACGCGAGTATAAGAAGAAGGCTAATGAATTATTAAGTGAACTTCAAGTATCTAAGAGAATTATCGATCAAGAAATTCTAGCGGCTACTAACAAGATAACAGAATATCGTAATGTTGTTAATATGGCCACATCTAACACTGACTCACAAATAGAAGCAGTGCAAATTGAATTAGAAGAAACTCGTAAGGGTATTGAAAATGCATATAATGTAATATCTTCAGCTAATGAAGAAATCGAATTGATAAATGAGAAAATTCTATCTGCTACTGGTGAAGTTGAGGCGTTGGAAGCTAAACTGGTAGAGTTAAATGCGACTGCAGTATACACTGAGATCGGTACTGTTACTGCAAAGTTGGAAGTATGTAAGAGAGACTATAAAAATGAATTAGCCGAGATGAATAGGATTGCACCTAATGTAATATGTAAGTCTTGCGGAAACTTCTACACAGAAGAACAAGCAAGCGAACATCGAGCTAAGCATGAAATCGAAGCGGCTAAGATAGCTGAGCTAGGTAAGTTATTAAGAAATGAACTATCTACATTACAAGAATCACTACCAACAATTGAGAATATCAAGCAAGCAATAACTAAAATAAAGTTTACAGAAATCTCAGGATTTAATAATAAGATACATCAGTTGAAATCGACTATTTCATCTAACTCTAGCTATATTAACTCGCTTACTATCGTTCAGGGTAGACACCTCTCAAGAATTGAGACTCTGAAGGTTCAAGAGGATCAGAGTTCAGTTAAGGTATTCGCCGAACAATCCATAATTGAAGCCACAGCTTTAATAGATAAAAAGAATATCGAAACAGCTACAATACAACGTAAAATAAAAGCGTTGAATTACATCATCAATATGTGTTCTGATACTGGAATTAAGCATTTGCTATTAAAAGAGTTCATGCCTATATTGAATAAGCTAATAGCGTTCTATTTGTCTAAGTTTGATCTACCTGTAACTGTTGAGTTTGATGAATACTTCAATCACAACCTATCTGCACCTAAAGGTTTAGGTCAGAAACACTACCTAATGTCTAAAGGTCAGAAGACCAGGATAAATCTAGCGATATTATTCGCAGTTGTTGATTTGATTAAGAAAATGGGTAATGTTAAGTGCAATCTACTAATGCTTGATGAATTTGCAGATGAAGGACTAGACCCTAAAGGGTTTAGTGCCGCTGTAGAGGCAATTAGGAAGGTCGCAGATAGGGATAACAAGAGTATTGTATTGATAACGCACAAGCAAGAAGACGTTTTGTTTGATAATTTGAATGCGTTATACGAAGTAGAACTAAAAAATTCCTTTAGTATACTGAAAGAAGTGCCTTCGTTTTAATAATAAATATTCACGGAGGTTCTAATGAGGGATGAACAAAGTTTTATATCCGATCTATTCAACCTATCATCTTTTGAATGGAACCGAGCATTAGCTGAAGAATTTAATTTTGAATTAGGTGCATTAGTTACTGCAATAAATGAATATAACTATAGCAATCCTAGTGAAAAGACAATACACTCTTCTGGTAGAGTTAGTAAAGAAGACCTTATTAACAATAAGGAAATAGCTTCTTTTAAGAAATTCAATGAAGGTGCCGAAGTTAATTTGGTCAGCGACCCTGTTCAAATTTATTCGTTAATAGTCACGCTACGAAGAGACGTAGCTAATGTTGGAGCCGACTATGGTAAGGCTTTTAGAGGATTTCTATTCTTTGGAGTTGAATTTAGTTCATTTGACTTGGCTGGTGTTATATTAGACGGCTGTGTTTTTAGTAATTGCACATTTAACGAATGTTTCTTCCCATCTGCATTAGTGGTTTCATCTAAATTCATCGAATGCCAGTTTGATAAGTGCGATTTTGCTAATAGTAACTGGAGTAAGACTGGCCTGTTTGGTATTAATTTAATTGGATGTAATCTAGAAGATTCTAATTTTCATGATTGTGTTCAACATATAGTATCGTACAACCAATGTGAATTAGACGGATCAACTATATTGAGCGGTAGTCTACATAGAGTTGACATTAATGGATGCTCTATGAAAAAGAGCAACATATTGAACGTCATCTTTAGTGCAGTTACTTGGCTCAATAGTAACTTTAGAAACGGTCAGTTGATGAACTGTCGTTTAATTGGTTGCGGGTTCGATATGATACACACGGACCAAGCAATACAATATGCTAATTCGTATGTTGGTTGTAACATATCATCAGACCTTGAATTATTCTTCAGTGAAGAAAGAGATTTAGGCGAGTATGATGAAGACAATGAAGAAAATGAAAAAGAAGATGGACTTTCTGATAAATCATTTGATGAGATAATGGGTAAAGATGATGACGATGATGACTGAAGTAGACTTGTATAATGAAATATATAGTAAGGAAAATCCAGTAGACGTTTTCAATGATATTAATTCCCCATATTACGACTACTACTGTAAATTACTAGAAACAAATACATACTACGATAATATATTTAAGGTTGATTCAAATAAACTAAGTAACTGGAGCATGTCTATAGATCAACAGATAGGTAATCTGATGATAGTATATTATGCCAGTTACTTTGAATTGTTTGCGCAGGATGGACTAATAAGTACTTTTTATAGATACTTCCCTAAGTATTGCGAATGTGTATTACTAGACGAAGCTGGTTGTTTGTTTAAGGATCTTAACGGGGATACATTCTTACACTACGCTAGTTATTCGTTCGATACTAGAGATGCGGCCTCCGAATTATATCGACTAGTACACTCAGATAATAATAAAGTACTACACCCAATGTACATGAAGAATCTACATAATGTTACGCCTAATGATATACTGTTGTTAGAATAATATAAGAGGTGAGATATGTCTGTAGACGAACAAGATGAATTTAAGGTTGTTACTGGTTTTGAAGATGACCTCTTATTTGAAGAGAATTTGAGGAAAAAGGTTGAAGCTAAGAACAAGCAAAAGAAAGAAAAGAAAGAAGCTGTTGAAAGATACTATCTTGACCCGGATGAACTAGAGGTTAATTTAAGAGAGCATGTGATAATGCGCTCAATAAACCCTAATCATGTAATGAGTCGCAAACTAGGTCGAAATATTATGACACTGGTAGCTGAATATGCAGAGGGTGGGCAATTCCGTTCATATTATAATGGATGGAAAGAAGATATGAAGTCCAGGGCACATGAACACATATGTAGATATGCTCATGGATATAGAATCAATTACGTGAAGACCTTAGAATTCTTTCTTCGTTGGATTTTCCGTAAGAAGACATATGCTTTACAATCATGGTTGACTGATAGAGGTATTTCATATCAGAAATTCTACTTGAGTCTTTTGGAAGTCAAGATTAAGACTCCAAATGGTAAAGAAAAATCGAAGATGGGTCGCAAGATTTTCGAATCTGATATGCATAAGCTGAATAACCCACTAATACTAAAAGATCTATTAGATGACGCACATAAGGACAATCCACCACAAGGCATAGTTTTTACAGAGGATGCATTCAAGGAAGAGATCTTTGGAAAGTGGACTGAGACATTGAGATTGGATTTTGATGAGCAGATAAGAAGAAATCCGTTCAACTATCTAACCAAGTACGCATACAACGCTTTCATTGCCGTCATTAAGGAAGAAAAAGCTGTAAGCGACAATAGTCAAAGTTTTGAAGAAAAGATGAAATATAACCCTGATTCATTCGATGAAGAAAATCATGGATCTGAAGACAGATACACTCAATTAGATGAAAATAGAATTGATTGGGATGTTAAAATATTTGAATAATGTTATTCGTAACTAAAAAAGATTACTACTATAGTGAATTAACATCTTCACCTAAAGTATATATTGACTTAGATGGAACACTTTGTGATTTCTTCAGATATTTTGCTCAAGTAAACTATTTCGATATGCGCGAAAAAGGTATTTCAATATCTGAAATATCACCTGACTATTATAGGCGCAAATCAAAAATAAGAAAATATATACACAAGCGAATAGCTAATCAGAAAATTGATTATTGGGCTCGCGCCCCAAAGACTAAATGTTTTGATATACTATGGAAGGGTTTACGCCAGTTAAAACCATATGTGATAACAGGTCTTATTGAAGGTGACACTGCGATGGAGATGGGTAAACTAAAATGGTGTAGAAAAAAGAGTCACCTTGGATTCTTAAATCACGACCTACATCGGTTATTAGCGAATATCAATAGGGTTGAATATGCAAACAACCGAGGATGTCCTAATATACTGATCGATGATGACGCTGAGAACTGTAGACAGTGGGAAGAAGCGGGAGGGATCTCATATTTCTACGTTGACAATCCATTTGTTGTGGATCGAATAGTATCTGAAGTTAGAAACGATATTGTAAGACACGGAAACATTGATTTCATGCTCACTTGGAATAAGTCATTGGGTAAGTACGTCTTCTAGACGCTATCATACAAGCATGACCACATTAGCCGTTGTAGGTGACCTTCACCTCGGAATAGCACCAAATAATTCACTAAAGTTCGAAGTACTCTTAGAGTCTCAAATTAGTTTTTTCCGGGAATGCTTAATTCCAGAACTTCGTGCTCGCGGAATAAAGACTGTTATATTTACGGGTGATCTATATGATCAACGCAGAAGAGTTGATAGTAAAATAACTCAATTCGTAGAAGGCTTGTTTGAAAAAGAATTAGCTGAATTCGAATGTATCGTCTTACAAGGTAACCACGACACGTACTACAAGGACGACCTTGCAGTAACTTCACTTTCTAATATATGGTCTAAGTCAAACGTACAGGCAATAACAAAGATCACACCTAAGACTATATTAGGTAAGAGGTTTTTATTTGTGCCCTGGCTAACAACGGCATTAGAACAGAGCTTCATTGAAAATGTAAGTAAGGTTTCTGGTAAATTCGATTACCTAGTTGGCCACTTCGAAACTTTAGGATTTCAATACGAAGCTGGCAACATAAGCACAATTGGATTGGATCCTGAATTATTCTATACTAATTTCAAGAATACATTATCTGGACACTTTCATACTCAATCGTATAAAGAAGTGAACGGAAATAGTATACATTATGTTGGAACCCCATTTCAGCTAACATTTGGAGATATTGGGGAAACTAAGGGATTCATTGTTTTGGATATTGAAACAAATAAAAGAGAATTCATCGAGAACACAGTATCTAGTAAGTTTGTTAGGTTCTCAGGACGGGCTGAATTATCTAAGTATGAAACATTTAAGAGATGCTTCGTTGAATTAGAATATCCTGAAGGTACCAGCGATGAAGAATTGTTCATTATAGAAAAGGAAGTATTGGCTAAGGAGCCTATTTCATATAAAGCATATCTAAAGGTCGCTAAAAATATAGAAGATGTGATTTCAGATAAGACACCTGAAGAGGTCAAGGTTTTCGAAGACATGTCGGTGGCAATTAATAGCGAAAATATGGAATCAATGACGAAAGTATTTTTGGAAGCGCAGCCATATGAAGACCCTGAGATGGTTTTGGAGTTGATTGTAGATATTAGAGCCAAGATAACTGGATAGTGTTATCATATCAGTATGCCTAAGAATCGCAAATCTACTTTTGTCAGCAGCGCAAGATCAACAGCTTCTAAGTCGAGCCAGAAAATTGCTCAACTAAAGAAGGAACTTAAGGATCTTGAGAAGACATTGACTCCTGAGATGATCGAGAAGGTCAGTGCCCAGGTTATAGCTGCACAGAGTAATCAGTTGTATAAGGGTATCGGAGAAACTGCCGATAATTACCTATCTAAGGCTGTGATTGTTAATCCAGTCTCACCTGAAGATACCCTGCAGGCTAATGTCTCGGTACCAAGCGCAGCTGCAATTGGACCAGTTTCACTCGTAGAAAAGCCATACATCTATGGATACACTTCAGACTATTCAGGTTCTGCTCAGTTCAGATTGATTTTCCCATTCAACTCTATTAATTCTCATTTTGGCCACACTGGAAAGATTCAGTGTATGGTTCAAAATCAGATTATCACCCAAGAAGATATTCTTCCTTTCGTTAGGGCTTTCTGGTTTAAGAACCCATACGAAAGCAATAGAGCCTATGAGATTTTTGTGTACAAGAAGTATCAAGAGAAGTATCAGTATAAGCTGATCGCCGAACTTGATGACTATGTGTTCGAATATCCTGAATGGCATCCTCTATTCGGCAAGTTCACCATCGATAATGCCCGTACACTCATTGATAACCTACGTAAGGTCGATGAGGTTATCGTAGCTTCTGAGAATCTAAAGAAGTTGCTAATTGATCTAGGTGTTAACACTCCTATTAACGTACTACCTAATATGCTACCAAAGGCATATTATGGAACAGACGTTAACATGCGTTATCGTTTGAAGGATCTAGTTAAGCCTACGATTCTATACAATGGAACCAACTACCACTACGGTAGAACTAATGGAGACTTTGACGGTCCTATTAAGGATTTCATTGTAAACAACCTCGATAATTACAACTTCATATTCATGGGTGTTGGTCGTAGAGCCGATGGTTCTCTAACCCTCCCTGATTACCTACAGCAGCCTGCTAAGGAGGGTCGGATCAAGATCATGCCCCACTACGCAGCAACTGAATATCCATACGCACTGCGTCAGCTAAGGCCCGATTTTGTGATTGCTCCCCTGGCTGAATGTAAGTTCAATGAGGCTAAGTCTGATCTTAGATATTTGGAATCTGCAGCAGCCGGTGCGATATTCATCGGTCAGGTGTTCTCAAATGGAAACAGTCCATATCAGTTCTGCCGAAATACCTTTGAGACGACGGAAGATATTGAGAGTACCATCACTAGGAATTTGAATAAGGATCAATTCAATGAAAATTTGAAGATCCAATATGATGACCTAGGAACTAGATGGCTAGATGACGTTAACAATTTGCTGAACATCGTTAAGATTTTCGGAGACGGAATTCACGGCGTACAGGTAACACCTGAACATGAACAGTACAATCAGTTTAAGTCTAGACTCGATAGTGATGGATTCTTTCGATAATGAAAAAACTAGATAGTGAAAAATTCGATAAGGCTGCACAGGCTACAGTATCTGATGAGCTTGCAGCTCTTGAAAAACGGATACTATCTGAATTAGCGGGGATGATAACTGAAGCACACACCAAACTCACAGAGTCTGGTGTGTTTGCTAAGTTCACTCAGCATTTGAATGGTAGAAAACCTTCAGATAATGATGTTTTGTATTTTAAGAGGCTTATTGAAAAAGTTGTATACAAGAATGACGTGTCTTTCAGTAAATATTTCGACGTTATTGTTGAGCGAGACACCGTAAATCGCGCTACAATAGGCTTCGAGTTCAAAGTCAAGCCCAACCTCTTCCGATAGTCTGCTACAATATAGGTGAGGAAATAGCCCTCACATTGTAGGAGATGCCGATGTCGATGTTCAAGAATCTTTGGCTTGATCGCACGAAGAATCAAATGCACTTATGGTCTACGGACGGTGCATATAAAATAATTGATTTCAAGTGTAAGTCATACGAACTTTCACCTGGATTTAACGATGCAACTATGTGGACTGTTGAAGGGATTCCAGTCCGACCTGTATATGACACTAGTATGGATGAGCGTAATAAGATCAGCGCAAACATAAGAAACGCTGAGTCTGATATTCAACCAGAAATTAGATTCCTGGCAGAATATTACAAGGACGTTGATAACCTTAAGTTTAACTTCTCGGATTTCAATGTTTGTTACTTCGACATCGAAGTTGAAGTGGATAAAGGGTTTCCTCATCCTGCACAGGCCGCTCGAAGGGTTAATCTAATAACTGCATATGGCAGTAAAAGCAATAAATTCATAACTTTCGGACTAGAGAAAGAATTTATTGAGCACATATACATTTCCGATGAAGATATTAAGAATGGCGTCTTTCCTGACGGGCATGAAAACTATAAGGAAATGTGCGCTGAAGGATATTTCGTAGATAAAGTTAGATATTACGTTAAGCGAGCTAAGAAGATTACTTTCGATAGTAATTCAGCTAAGGAATTGGGTTACGAAAATAACCATGAATACATCACATGCATAAATGAAGTAGATTTGCTACAAAGATTCTTCAAGTATTTTGAAGAAGAACACTTCGACGTAATAACTGGCTGGAATTGCCAGACCTTCGATATTCCATATCTAGTTAAGAGGTGTGAAAACTTAGGTATAATGGACCATAGAAAATTCTCTCCGGTTAAGAGAGTATACTTGGTCGAAAAGAGAAACGATTATAATCAAATAGAACTAGTTCCTGTAATTGCAGGACTCTCAGTTGTTGATATGTTGCCCGCTTACAAGAAATCAAATCTGAAGCAGCAGGTCAACTATAAATTAGGAACTATCGCTGGTATTGAAATAGGTGCGGCTAAAATAGACCTTGGTGTAGACGGACTTAAGCTATACAAAAAGGGTCAAAACGGATGGGTCAAGTTTGCATACTATAACGTCATTGACGTAGAGTTGCTTGTCCAGCTTGAATTCAAAAAGCATTACCTAGAGTCAGTCGTTAGCGTTTGCGCTGACGCTCGAATCCCACTAGAATACTTCTTCATATCTAAGAGAGTCATTCTAGGGTTCATGATGAACTACATGCACAACAAGGGATTGGTAATACCACACCCAGGTGAACAGCAGCACGTACCCTATGAAGGCGCATACATCGCAGCTAATCCCGGTGCTTACCGATGGGTTGTTTCTTACGACTTTAAGGCAATGTATCCTTCGATCATTGCATCTGCAAACATTTCACCCGAGACTAAGTTCAAGGGTCCAATGCCACCTGAAGGAAGTTATTCCAGGTCGGTAATTAAGGATGTTTGGTATAACAATGATAGACTAGGGATTATTCCTGAAATCGTTAGTATGGTTGTGGATGACCGAGATAGATATAAGAAGCTACAAAAGGTACACTCTAATCCATCAGACCGTGAAAATTATGACCCTGAATTGTCTGGATTCTATAAGAGAAAACAGGAAGCCTATAAGATCTACGCAAACTCAATCTACGGTTTGCTAGGTAATAGACACTTCCAATTCTATGACGTTGATAACGCAGCTTCTGTAACTGGAATAGGTAGATACTTAATTCAGTACTGTATTGACTACATCATCAAATGGTTCGACGTTGGATTACCAATCAGCGAGAAATTCAAAGCTGAATTTGGTGATTATGCTAACGTGCAGATTAAGGGTTTACTTGATGAACAGTACATCAATTCACAGGACGATAAAGATTCACTAGGTAAGTACAAGAGACTCGTTCTTGCACATACTGACTCGTTCTTTTTGGACTTCTCAGACATTTATTCTCCTTTCATAGGTAAGAAGAGAACAGAAGAAGAATATAAGGCTTTGATGGATAGATATTCTAATCCAGAGTCTGAAGACAAGGATGAATCTGTATATTCTATTCTTAAGAGTAGATGGGAAGAAGGCAACTGGCAAGAGATGTCGTTGACTGAATTCTCATTGCGGTTTGAACATTGTGTGTTTGGCGAAATTAGAACTAAAATCCTAGCCAGATGGGCTAAGGAGAATAACTACAGAGAGAATAAGCTCTGGTTGAAGCTAGAAAAATGCTGTAACCATCTTATTGAGTTGACAAGAGCGCACTACATCTGCTATCTTCAGTATGATGAAGGTGACGATCTATTCAGCTCTTCTTTCGATAAGAGGTTCAAGCCTGTTGGCGTTGAGATCGTTAAGTCAGACACTCCACCCTGGAGTAAGACTCATATTAAGAAGCTGCTTGAAATGGTATTCAACGACGTACCAAAAGACGAAATCATTAAGAAAATTGGAGAGTATAGAAAAGACTTCAAGGATCCTGCCAATATTGCTCTAATATCGAAGCCTATATCGGTTAACACATTGGAGCCAGCTAAAAACAATGTGATGCCTGCGCCTAGAAAAGGGGCAAACTCATTTAACGCAGTGATCGACAGTAGTGATGAATTCTCAGGATATGAACCTATCACTGAAGGAACTAAAGCAAAGTGGATATACGTAAAGACTCCGAATAAATTCGAAACTGAAGTCATAACATACAATACAGAATCGTGGCCTCCATTCTTAAATAACGCATTTCAGATTGACCACGAAACACAATTTGAGAAGGTTTTCAAGAAACCACTATCTAAAATCTTCGACACGATGGGTTGGGGTAACATCTTCGAAGGAAACATGGATCTCCTCGCAAAATACATGAGAAAGGCACCAACAACATGAGTGATTTTAAAATATTAGATCAAATTGTTCATCCAAAATATGATGAACTTTTGACTATCATAAGCATTAAAGACGAAAAAGTCACGGTGTCCGATGGAGAACATTCTCCGTTCATCGTTAACATCGAGAATATACTAAAGACTGGTTCTATTAGGAAGAAGAGTAAGTACGATCTTCTTAAGATGTATGTCGTTCTAGATAATTCAGCCCCTAAGGGTCTTGCTTCAAATGGAGCTAGTCACGTTTCTTACTTTGCAGGTGAGTCGTTCACTGAATTGTCACTGCAGAAGATTTGGCGTGAAAAGTCCATGCGAAATGTGACATGCACTGGATCTAGTGCGGATATTCAAACAGCTATTTTATTGGCAAAAACCAATAACATAGAATATATTACATTCGAAGAGCCTGATTGGACTGAAGCGCGGGGTAGACCTTTGGCTGTTGCATTTGCAGCTAGATATTCATTCCCTGAGCTGTTCAATACGTTTCCACTTTTCCTTCGAGACGTTCGATAGAAAAGTAGATTAGTGCTGTAAATTATAAGCCTCCGAAAGGGGGCTTTTTTGTTTGCTATAATACTCGGTAAAGGAGTTTATATGGCAAAGGGTAAAGCAGCAGGTAAGGCATCTGAAGAGACAGTAAGCGCACCAAAGACCAAATTCTCTATTAGGTCGATGATTAACGCAGCAAAGAACGAATATATCTACCCAAAGGGTGATATTCGAGCAAAGACTGATTTCATTGACACTGGATCATATCCACTTAATGCAATTTTCTCTGGTTCTGTTAAGAAGGGTTTACCCGATAATAGAACTGTTATGTTTGCAGGTGAACCAGCAACAGGTAAGACATTCTTTACATTGCGAATTTGTAAGAGTGCATCTAACGCTGGATACTTCGTTGTCTATTTTGACACAGAAGGTGAAAAGGATGAAGAAATATTCACTAATTTTGGATTCAAGGGTCGAGGCGAAGACTACGAATTCCTAAAGGTTAAAACTATTGAAGATTTGCGTACTCAGATGTACGGAATGATCGAAAAGTATAAGGAGTATTTCCGAGCCCTAGTTCCAGGTAGTGACGACTACAATAATAGAACAAAGCTATTGTTTGTTGTCGATTCTATTAGCTTCTTGACTTCAGAATCCGAAGCAACTAATCTTGCTAAGGGTGAACCTAAGCAGAATCTACAGTTGAACAAGCAATTGAAGGCATTTTTCAGGGACGTAACCATCGATCTGAACATCTGCAAGTGCCCTTTGATCATTGTCAACCACGTATATGACCTAATGGAGAAGACAGCCAACACGGCTACCATTGACGCCGGTAAGAAGGTTTCAGGAGGAAGTGGCGGAGCCTACGGTGCAAGTGCTATCATACTACTAAAGACCAAAGAGTCTAGGACGGCCACCAACATTTACTCGGAGAAGGATGCGGGGAATGTTAAGAAGGAGATAGTAACTGGTAATTTCTTCACATGTAAAGCAATCAAGTCCAGATATATCCGCAAGGGATCTGAAGTCGATATTTACGTTGACTTCAAGACCGGAATTGCTAAGAATTTCGGACTGCAGCGCTTCTGTGAAGGAACCCTAGTTGAGCCAGTTAGCCATGGATCGAAGGGTAAGTATTACAAGCTCATCTGTAAGCCCAAGAATGAAAACGGGGAATATCCAGAAGTTAAGAGTTACCTAGCTGAAATCCCAAACCTAATAGATGAAATTGATGAGATTGTAAAGAAAACTTTCCAATTCGGAAATGAAACAGACGAAAACGGAGAATTAATCGGAATTTCAGTTGATGGCGAGCCTTCAGAACCAAATGAGGAGGACTTCGCTATCGACTGACATCCTTAAAAGGAGATAGATGTTAGACGTAGCGAGTCAAACGGTAGACGTAGACGATCCATTCAAAGATCTAACCCCTCTGGATTTCGAGGATATTGTCATCAAGACATTATTCTTGAAACCAGAGCTTGGTAGTAAGATCTTTCCGAAGATTTCTCGTTCAACAATGGTGAACGAAGAAAATGGCAAGATCATTGAAGCTGTTAAAAGTTTCTTTGCTCTGCAAGGTAGATACCCAGGGCCTAAAGAATTCTACGATCTCTACTTAACAGATGAAAATGTTAAGAAGAAGTTCAAGGAAATAGGAAATGTATCTATTCGTCAATACGACGATGGGTATTTGAAAGATAAGCTCCAAGAATTTGTTAGGATGCGATTGACATTCAGCAGATTAATGGAAGCAAGTGCGAAGATCAAAAGCACTGGTGACGTTACAGCCATTAACGCAAAAATTCTAGAAGGATTTGCTGAAGCTGTTTCTTTCGCCATTGAATCCAAGACTGGAATTTCTGCAAAGAAGGACATGGGTTCCTTCGTAGATTATTTGAATGCGCCTAATTCATTCATTCCTACATTCTCTCCAACTTTAAATCACTATATTGGAGGCGGCTATGCATCTAAAGCATTGACAGTCTGGTATGGTGAATCTAATATGGGTAAGACGACATACTTGTGTAATGACGCTGCCTATATATTCTCTCAGGGTTTTGATGTTTTGTATGTGACTCTGGAAATGGATCGACAGGAAATCATGAAGAAGGTTGTAGCAAATCTTCTTGAGATTCCAGTACATGCATTGAAGAATTACGACGTTAAGTTCTTCGAAGATAAAATCCGAGAAATTAGTTCATCTGACTTGAGAATCTTAGAATGGCCTTCATTCGAAGTTAATTCTCTAGATATTCAGAATGCAATTAAGGATCTACAAATTAAAGAGGGCTTTAAACCCCATATTATATTCTTGGATTACATCAACTGCATGTCTTCAAATAGAGCTGCAACTGGCGGCGGAAAGAAGCATGAAGACCTTGGATATATTACCAAGGAAATTGAGAACCTAGCTAAGCAGCTCGACGTACCTATAGTTACCTGTTCCCAATTCAATAGGAATGGTTACGGAAACAATAAGGCAGGTCCGAAGGATGTTGGAGAATCCATCGACATCTACAAGTATTCAGCTAACGGTATTGCTATTTTGCGAGATCCCACGATGATCGCGAACGGCCTGTACGAGCTGAACATCATCAAGAACCGCTACGGACCTCGCGACATTGCTTTCCTGGCTAAGGGTTTTGCTGATATAATGAAGTTCAGAGACGCTACAGATAACGAGATGCAGAGCTTAAGAACTAATGAAGACTCGGCAAGCGAAATTTTAAGCGAAGCGAGGAACTTCCCTAAATGATTTTGAGTAACTGGATTGATGTTATCAATGAGCGTTTCTTAGCCTACGGAATGAGCCTTTCTTCGGACGAGTCCATTTTGAACTCCAAGAAGATAGCTTTTAATCAGGTTCTTCGAGATCTAAAGCAGAAATATCCACATAAGAAACTATGGCATCTGATTCTCGCTATGCGAGATCATTATGAAATAGAGTTCTTGATAGATTTGCTGGATGATGAGAATCGACTTGATATTAGAAGTGAAGTGGCTCAGGATAATGGGCTAATTCTCGCAAAGAAAAGAAAGAGGCACTAAAGTGGACGCATTTTCCGATTTTGACGCACAATTTGAACAGACACTCGCACTCGTAAACGGGCCGACTGAGGATCAGAGAGATCCGAACCAGTTCCGTCCTTCCGTAGGTGATAAGAGGTCAGAATATCTCGCAACTCTGCGATTTATCCCACCCGCACAAGGGCCAATGTTCGTAAAGAAGGTTGTCCACTTTATCAAGGTTGGTAATCGTACAGTTCGACTAATCTGTCCTAAGACTCACGACGATAAGGCACAGTGTGACGTATGCTCGGACAACATTCAGTCCCATCGTTCCAAGATTCCTGCTCTTGTTGAAAGAGCACGGGCTCATGGAAATAAGACTCGCTGGGTTGCAAACGTCCTAGTATTAGAGGATAGTGCATTCGCAGACAATGCAGGCCGTGTGATGTGGTGGGAATTCCCGAACCAGATCATGGAATACATTGAGAAGTTGAATAATCCTCCCAATCCGCGCATACCATCTATCAACGCATTCCATCATATCAAGGGTGCAGACTTTTTCCTCTGCATGAAGCAAGTTGATGGATTTACGAAGTACGACGGATCTCAGTTCTTGACCGCTGGAGGGACAACCCCTATTGGCGACGAGGCTTACATCAGTCAGGTTCGTTCCTTGTGTCACGATATTCAAAGCCAAATCATCATTCCTTCGCAAGAAGAGATTGCTGATATTATGGCTAAGGCAGGTACAGTTCCCAATGCAGGTGTTCAAAAGACATATGCAAATGTGAACGCAGGTTTTTCTGGCGGTAATGGGCCTTCGGCTCCTTCCGTTGGT